TACTAATTTACTAATTTAAGTGGTGCGTGTCCAAAGAAAGATACCCCTTGTCCAAAGAAAGATGTCAAAAAGAAAGCACCCGAAGGTGCTTTCCTGCTATTTTTGGTAACAAGGTATAACTACCCCGTAGCAACCTAGGCTGCTAATGCAAAGTTTTCGTTTGCGTTTGTAGTGTTTCTTCGCGATAACCGTGCTTAGATCCGGATAACTCCACTAACTCTATTAACTAACAGTCGATCCTATTTCGGCCCCATCATAAACACACTGTTGCTCAAGGTTGCGATCCTACTTAGACTTACTGACGCCTAAGCGTACTCAGTGTGTTTATGGTGGAGCCGCCGGGTACCGCCCCCGGGTCCTGTCTAGCGTTTGAATTGCTTCAACGTTACAAGTATATTTATAACACTCTTATGCTAGAATGTCAAGTTCTTTTTGTGATTGAATTGATATTTTCTTCTTTGGCTCTACAATCTTTCGTAACCAACTATCAGCAATGTAAGCACGAGGTGAGGGACCTAGTTGTATATCTAAGTCTTCTGCTTCAATCCACCAATGGTGGTCATCAACAACCGCCTGGCACGGCATACCTCTAAATTGAAATTTTTCATCTTTTGAAAAGTAATCAATGTATTCAGCCACGTGTACTATGCGTCCTATGTTTGCAGGATTTATACTGAATACAATAACAGCTCTATCACCTTGATCTACATTCATCCGAATAATCCTAATGTTTTAGCATTACCTGCGATAATCATACAACAAGTTATTATGTGCAGTGCTATCCAGAATGTCCTAAACCATAATGCTTTATAGACATCGTCTTGTTTGATTGGTAAAAATTCAGGCTTATCTTCGTCGGTGATGCCTACTGGCATTCCTACAGTTCTGCTCCATAACTTCAGCCATCTTCGTTGACCGCTCATTATGCACCATTCGCAAAAACGTTAGGACTGCCTCCAGTCATATTGCCTGCATCAACCGCATCGTTTATTCTTGTGACAGCGATACTATTAATGAAGACGTTTGGAGATCCTGCCTTGGTAACATCTGTGTGTGGAACGCAATCGTCGCCGCCTGGTATATTGTGTGATACTGTAGGAGCACCAATTACAATAACGTCAATGTTATTGGCGTGGACTGTGCCGTCTGTGTTAGAACTAGCAATAGTAGTTGTTCCATCACATCCGTGACCTGTATTTAGTGTATCACCTACTCTACACACCGCAGTCATTATGTAACAATTCCTGAAGTGGTTGCTGTATACTGCTTACTAATCTCTTCTTGTGTTTTTGCAACACAACTAACGGTATCTGCACGAAGCATAAACTTTCCATCTGGATTTACACTAAACATAAAGGGTGCAAGTCCTAAGCCTTCTGTTTGTGCGATTAATACCATTGGCTTTTTTAATGAAAAGTATTCACCGCTTTCTTCTTCTAACCGGGCAACAATTTCTTCGCCTGAACTTAGTTTAAAAGATACAGTGTCTCCGTTCTTATAAGGTGTTTCAATTAACATATTAGTGTCCTACTGTGTGGCCCGTTCCGTTATAGCCTGTTTCGTCAATATACTGTACAAATTGATCGTATCCGCCAACCTTCAGACCGTTAATAACAATCTGTGGTACTGTGCGAGCTCCTGGAAAGGTTTCCAAAAGTTCTTCTTTTGTGTAATCTGTGCCTAGTGTTTTGTATTCATAAGCAAAATCACGCTGTTTACATAACGCCTTTGCTTTATCACAAAACGGACACATCGGTTTTCCGTAAATTAAAATCATAAACTGAATCCTTTTATACTGTCTTTATCAACGTCTTGTTTAATGCCGCCGATGATATACGACTCAACTTCTGTTTCTTGTGGTGCAACTTGTAGTCCTGAACTTGACAACCAATGCTGTGTCCAAGGCAACGGATTTGCATTTAATGGCTGATCAAAGATAGGTTTCAATCCTAGTGCTTTAAGTCTACGGTTTGCAATGTATTCTACATACTGATGTAAAAGTGTTGTATTCAAACCAATCATTGAACCGTCTTTAAACAAGTACTCGGCCCAATCTTTTTCTTCATCAACACAGGTGCGCCATAGTTCATAAACTTCTTCTTCGCACTCTTTAGCAATCTTAACCATATCCGGGTCGTCTTTACCTTGTGCCCAAAGTTTAAGAATATGTGTACTAAGTGCCAAATGCTGTGCTTCATCCCTAGCGATAAGACTAATAATCTTAGCACTACCTTCCATTAGCTTTAGTTCCCCAAAGCCAAATGTGCAAGCAAATGACACATAGAAACGAAGTCCTTCTAAGATATTTACCGTATGCATAGCAAGGTAGAGTTTCTTTTTGACTTCTTTTAAGTTACCTTCACCGCGATGGTTAAAGGCATCTGCTGCTTCAGTAAATGCATCGTAATGCTTTGTTACTGAAACTGCTCTATCAATAATTTTTTCGTCATCTAAGATAGTATCAAACACTTCACTTGGATCTGGATATACGTTTTTCATAATATGTGTATACGAACGTGAATGAATTGTTTCAAAGAAATCCCAAGTAACAACACAGCCTTCTAGCTCTGGTAAACTTACGTGTGGTAAAAACGCTAAACACGGACCACGTCCTTGAACACTATCTAATAGTGTTTGGTACTTCAAATTAGCAGTGAAGATGTGCTTTTGTTCTGGACGAAAACTAGCATAGTCTGCTCTATCTTTTTGCAAACTTACTTCTTCTGGACGCCAAAAGTAACCTAACATTGTTTGGTTAAGTTTATCGAACACAGGAAACTTAAACGTATCGTAACGCTGTGTGTTTTGATCTGCTCCAAAAAACATATTCTGTTTTGTGAAGTCTACTTTTTCTTTATTAAATACTGTCTTCGCCATTTGTCTCTTTCCTACTAGCTTCTTTCTAATAATACACTATTAGTGAGCACTTGTCAATGATTAAATTGCACAAGCATCACACATTTCATCTTCTTCTGTAGACAGTCCCTGAGGCAGTTCTACTTTCGGTGCTTCATCTTCTAGTTCACTTGGATCAGTCTTGTAATCATAAGTGTTCTGATAGTACGAAGTTTTCCATCCATACTTATAAGTGTTTAATAAGTCTTGTATCATTACACTCATAGGAACTTCATTGTTCTCATAGTGTGTTGGATTATAACTCCAATTACCACTAATAGCTTGGTCAAAAAACTTCTGCATAGTTGCTACAATATTTATGTAGCCTTCGTTACTAGGCATATCCCAAAGTAGTGTATAATGATTTTTTAGCGTATTATACTGTGGAACAATCTGCTTAAGAGGCCCTTTTTTCGACTTCTTAACGGACAAGTATCCTCTAGGTGGTTCAATTCCGTTTGTTGCGTTCGACACAACGGAACTGCTCTCTGATGGCATCTGTGCGGACAGTGTTGAGTGCCTAAGTCCGTGTTTCTTGATGTCACTTCTAAGAGTCTTCCAATCATAGTTTAACTTGTTCTCCACTATGTTATCAACATCTGTCTTATATGTATCAATAGGAAGGATGCCGTCTGAGTATTTAGTACGACCAAAGTACTCACAAGCACCGCGTTCCTGTGCTAATTTGTTGCTGGCTTTGAGTAAGTAATACTGGAATGCTTCAGTTAGGTCGTGTACTAGTTTCCACGCTTCTTTATCGCTATATCGTACTTTGTTTTTTGCAAGATAATGTGCTAGTCCAATATAACCAATACCTAATGAACGTCTTGCCTTTGTTGAAATCTCTGCCGCTTTAATTGGATAACGCTGATAATCAATAATTTCTTCTAGTGCTCTTACTGCTAGTTCACATAGTTCTTCTAAGTCGTCTAAATTTCTAATTGTACCTACATTAATTGCACTTAAAATACATAATGCAATTTCTCCGTTCTCATCGTCAATGTGTGTGAGTGGCTTTGTAGGTAATGTAATCTCTTGACACAAGTTACTCATAAAGATTGGATCTTTAAATGAGCTATGTGTATTACAATGATCAACATTCATAATGTAGATGCGACCTGTTTCCGCACGTTCTTTAATTAATGCACTAAACAATTCCATTGCATCAATTTTCTTCTTCTTAATGCTTGTTTTGCGCTCATACATCTCGTACATTTCTTTAAACTTGTCTGCATCGCCGAAATACGCTTCGTATAAACCCGGTACATCGTGTGGCGAGAAAAGAGTAATTTCGTCTCCGGATAACAATCGTTCATACATAGTTTTGTTAAGTTGGATTGAATAGTCTAACTTACGTACACGATTGTCCTCTGTACCTTTGTTGTTCTTTAGAACAAGGATGTCTTCAATCTCTTGATGCCAAAACGGGAAGTGTGTAGTAGCACTGCCACCACGCACACCATTCTGTGTGCAACAACGTACAGTTGCTTCAAACTTCTTTAGAAACGGGATAATTCCTGTATGGGCTACTTCTCCACCTCTGATTTTTGAGTTGACGCCTCTGATACGTCCTGCATTGATTCCGATGCCTGCCCTTTGCGCCGTATAGCGTCCAATAGACATATCGCTGGCAAAGATACTATCAAGGGTATCATCGCTGTCAACAAGAACGCAACTTGCAAACTGTCGCACTGGCGTTCTGACTCCGGCCATAACTGGCGTTGGGATATTGATTTTAAAAAGGGAGGTCGAGTCATAGTATCTCCTTACATAGTGCATACGATCTTCTTTTGGATAATTTGCAAATAAAGTTGCAGCAATCATCATATACATAAACTGTGGTGTTTCAAATATTTCACCGCTAGATCTGTCTTGACAAAGATATTTGTCTACAACTTGACGTAGACCTGCGTAGGTAAAGTTCTCATCACGTTTGTGATGGATATATGAATCAAGGCGTTCAATTTCTTCTTCTGTATATTTTTCTAAAACTTCAGGATCATACACTCCTCGATCGATGTTCTTCTTAATCATATCTAAAAGTGTGATAGCATTATACTCTCCAAATACGTCTTTGTTTACACTATAACTTAAAAGTCTTGCTGCTGCAAATTGATAGTTAGGTGTATCCAACGAGATAAGATCATTTGCACTGCGTATCATTATTTCTTGAATTTCTGCGGTGCTCATACCATCATAAAACTGTAAGTTTGCGTTCATTTCAATTTGACTACTGCTTACACCTGCTAAGCCTTCACAAGCGAATTCAACTACTTTGTGAATCTTGTCAATGTTAATTGGTTCTTTAGAACCATTTCGTTTTACGATGTAAATACCATTTGACATATTATTTTGCTCCTTGATTCTTCATTGTTAATAGAATATTTATTGGTGTTTGGGAAAGGAATGAATGTGTTGTGAACGTAGATCTTTTATTGGTAAGTCTTCTAACTTTGTACACATCTCTTTCTCCCATCCTACTACGTGATTACTGTCAACAACAAGTAAAAAAACATATCCTTTGTTGTTGTGTGTATAGCTATGTATCTCAAAGTCAGAGGCCGAAAAACGATCTGTTAACTGTAGAGAATAACCAATACCTAATACACGAGTAAAGTCACAATACTCGTTTAGTTTTAATAGTTCCCAGGGGTCCGGCCAAGTGGCTTTGTCCCACGGGTCTGCATTCAATGTTACCGTAGGTGCATTGCTGTAGAAGTCTATTGCTCGCTGGATTGGATCGGTGCAAGTTTCAAGATCTTGTCGAAACTCACGCCAGAGAGATAGTCGTTGCTCGTATGTTTTACTGAACATTAAATGACATTAGTCTTTTTGGCTGTTACTGTATACTTCATTTGCGTTACATCGTCTGTTGGCATTGTTGAAGTAACTATAACATCAATAGTTTCCTTTGTCAAGTCTAAATCTGCATCTCTAAGGTTTACATTAAAGGTGATGGCATCCAAATATGTTTCATCACCGTTGAAGTGGAACTCGTCCGAAATTTCTGCTGTTTCTGCATAAGCATCAATAACAACATACATTGTTCCGCTTCTGATTACTCTATAGTTATTACTAACAAGAGTATAGTCAATTTCATATGCTTGATTGATTACACCAGGTAATCTAAATAGCGTTACTGCTACAACTTGTCCTACATCTAATACATTTTCATATGGCATATTGAAGAATGCCGATCCTGATACTTCTGGTAGATAAGGAACGTTGTCTAAATTAATACCATCTGCTAGTGCATATGTTCTTGAAAAATAGTCGTCAAACGATTTGTTCGAGTCCTTTTCGTATCTAATAACGCTGTATGCTGGTAATGTATCAATTGCACCATTGTTACCACATAGCGTAAATCTGTTTTCTCTGCTAGAATTATTCTCGCCGTTGTATACTCTAATAGCTTCCCTATGTACATCTGTAAATGTACATCCTTCAAACACATTAGCACTTGGTCCTTTATTTTGTCCTGACGCAATATCACCTAAAGTCATATCTTCGCCAAATACTACGCCTTGTCCTAGTGTGTCAAATTTACAGCCTTTGAATATGTTTTCGTCTGCGTCCCAGTTTGAACGCACTCCTGTGCCAAACCCAATGATTTGACAGTCAATAAACCTATTACTATCTGTTGCTATAGATCCACTTAAATTGTTTAATGTTATAGCATTATCGTCTACATTTACTGCACCGCTTGTCCATACACCTGTAATCTTAATATCTTCAAATACACTGTCTTTACAACTTTGTAAGATGATGCCTTTTGCTGTGTCTGGATCTGCATCTGAACTAATATTGTTTGTACCTGCTGCTCCTGCACCAACTGTTTCTAGTGTCATACCTTTTAGAAGTATATCAGTTGCCATATCTGATGCACCTGTAAGTGAATCAGATGCTGGTGCACCTGGTGCGCTTGTGCTGTTTACTGTTATAAAAATAGGTTTATTAACAGAAGTTACAATAACTGTTTTATCTGCGCCTGCGCCAATTAAAGTTGCATACGGAGGTAGGTAAAGTGTATCATTAATTAAGTATCTGCCTGCTTCTAAGTGTAGTTTAATACGACTCTCTGCACTGCCTTTGATTGCACTGTTTAAGTACAATTGATCAATAGCACGTTGGAGAGCTGCCGTATCAATAGTTGCACCATCACCCTTAGCACCAAAAGCTCTCACGCTTACACGGTCGTCTAAACGCTCTTGTAGAGTACGTTTAATTGCATTAGCACTATCGGCGCCTGTAACTGTGTAGGCATCGTCTGCATTGTAGGTATAAGTGTCTGCTAGTGCAAAGAGATCATCATACTCAGTAAGTACTTTTGTGTTACCAACTGCTGGAGCACCTTCACTAACAGCACCGTTACCGATGTATAATTCTCTAGTGTCGATTGCCCAACCAATCTCGCCCGAAGCAAGTTGTGGCAAGCCTGTCCCTACGTTCTTTTGTCCTCTACGGACTTGTATTTTTGATATCTGTACAACAGCCACCTGTGTCTCCTACATTGTTATTATGTATTTATGCTCTGTTTGTTCTTCCAGTCGTTCCAAGATTCGTACTTTCTAATATAATTACCTTTTGTGCTAGGAGGCATACTGCGTTTGTAATCCTGCCAAGCATCAAAGTGTTCTTTTGCTTTGGTTTCATCTTTATCTAAATAATATCTTGCTAACATACGATGTCTGTTGCCTACTTTATGCTCTGAGTGTCTTTCTGCATTGCGTATCTTATCTACACGCTTTCGAATAGTAGGGTCATCATACTGTCCTACAAGCATTCCGTCTTTGTAGTTAGGATTAGCTGTGCCGCCTAAGTTGCCGCCATCTTCATCTATTAGGTTTAAAAACTCGTTACTTTTTACAACATTAAACTTCTTAGAATATTCTAATGCAGTGTCTTGAAATAGTTTACCATCAGATGATTCAAAGATAATCTGCGTAGTTACATCATTACCGTGCTTATCTAAATGACGATTCCATTGCACTCCAGATCCTTTATATGTATATGGATCTCGTGTTGTTTGTCCTAAGTATTTTTTGCCAGTTATATTGTGTGTTTTAAGATACAACGTTTGCTTCATAATACTTGTAAACTCTTTCATACCATTCATTGCGCCATTCGTCGTACTCATCTGGCCATATGTCAAACTGTTGATACTCGCCTGCACGACTGCACATAAAGATGTGTCCTTCACGAATATTTGTGCCGTAAATTTCGTTGTGTGCTTCAGCATATGCTGTTAACTGTAAGAAGTAATCTACTACCCATTCTAATTTCTTAGGCTTGTTTGTTTGTTTAAAATCCATAATTGCAGGCTGTCCTTTGTAAACACCTACAAGGTCAGTAGTTCCTGCATACATATTAGGCATATATAAGTTTACTTCGCTGCCCCATATCTCGTCAACATCATTCATAGCCTTCTCTTTAATTTGAGTTGCCATCATATGAGCTTGCTGTGCATATGGGTTGCTACCTGGAGTCGGCCATTCACCAAACTCTACATAGTCTTCTAGATATTTGTGCATACGTGTGCCAACACCTGCGGCTTCTGTAACAATCTCCTGTGCTTTGGCCTCGCCTACACGTTTGCGCCAAGCAATAAGATGTGTCTTATCCTTAGTGGCATCTAAGATTGTAGTAACGCTTGCTACAGCGTTCCCATCAGGTGTTAGGTACTTGCGTTTACCATCTATATTTTTGCGTTCAATTGGTTTATAATCATACTTCTGTTGTATTAGACTCATCTGATTCTTCCGTTATGTCTCTAAGGGGCACAACGTTTTCTTGCATATCAAAAAAAGGCTGCGTGTAATAAGGACTGACAGATGAATTAGGGTCATCCACAGCGTCTACTATTTCTATTTCAGGGATATAATGTTTAAGCATATTTTCAACACCCATCTTGAGTGTCATTGTGCTGCCAGCACATCCTGAACAGGCACCGCCTAGCTCTAGCAATAGTGTGCCTTGATCGTAAGATACAAAACTAATAGTACCTCCGTGACTCGCAACTGCTGGCTTTACGTGTGATTCTAATAGTTCTTTTATTTCTGTAATGATTTCATCATTAGTTCTTGTGGTCATAAGATCTCCTATAATGTTACTATAGTAACACCTAAGTGAGTGATTGTCAAGAGTTTTTTATAGTGGTGCACCAGGATCGGTTGCACGTTGCGCCATTGCACTTACAGTATCGCCGCCATCTGCACTTGATGTTGCACCTTTGTCAGCGTCTTGTTTTGTTTTAAGATTGATGCCTTCTTCTGAAAAGTCTTTGACCATTTCTTTTACACGAGGATCCGAATCGTAAGCATTTTTGAATGTGCCATATACAAATGACTCACCACCCATATTCTGCATTACTTTATTAAGGTCAATGTTGATAGAATCTTGTTTGATACTTTCTTTGGCGGGCTTTTCAAAGTGTAAGAATGCTGGCTTTCCTTTTTGATCTGCCGCTTGTTGGACAGTTCTTAAAGCCATAACTAGCTTCTCGTTAGTCTGTGGAGACTCACTTATTTTTTTTTTGAAAGAATTGTACCTAATCGTCTGCTCGTTTCTAACATAGCTCTTTTGCTACGTCTTACGCTTTCACGCTTTGCACGACCAGCTTCTTCATCACCACCAGCTCCTGCTGCTGCTGCGTCTACGGATACATCTAGGTCGTCGCCGCCTGCTGCATCGTCAGCATCGACAGTTGGTTCCATTGCAGGCTCTTCACCTTCTGGCTCTGCACCCATTGTATCCATTGGTTCTGCTTCGCCTGTTAGTTGTCCAACACCTTGTGTTAGACTTTCACGTGTGCTTTCCATTGCTGTATACATTGATTCTAATGCACCTTTAACAGTTTGCACAAATGCATCTGATTTTTCTTGTCCTTGCTCATCACGGATAGCGTCTGCAAGTTCTAGCATTGATTCTGTTTGCATTTCAGCAGTGTCTTCCATCCAGCTAGTAACACGGTTGACCATATCTTTAGCTGCCATTACTAGTTCTGCTTGATCTTCTGCGCCTTCTTTGACATCTCTTTTTCTTTTAACTTGGCCCTCTGGCACACACATTGGTGGACGCTTGCTGTTACTACTAGTTTTTTCTAAAACATACCCTGGCGCACATCTACCATTGTTAGACAAATATGGCTGCGGGTTACCGTTTGCATCTTTCCAAGGAACTTTCTTGGATTCGTCGACTTTCTTAGCAATAGCTTTTTGTAAGCCTGCTGGTAGTTTCTTTTGCTTTGCTGATAATCCTGCAGCTGGGGCGTTATCTTTGTCGCCGCCATCTTCTTTATCTTTAGCAGCTTTCTTCATTGGCTCTTTCTTGTCGCCGTCACCGTCGATGTCTGCGAAGTCTGGTTTAGCTGCTTCTTTCATTTCTTTATACTTTTCAGGATCGCCTGTACCGCCGCAATCTGGGCAGCTCTTTGGGCAAGTTTTGTCACAGTCACTTGCTTCTACAATGTTCTCACGCTCTGTAATTTCTGCATTTAACACATCAAGGAAGAGTTTATTTTTCTGATATGCTTCGCTTTGTACAGCCTGAAAACTTTCATTTGTTTCAACTTGACTAAGTGTTGTACGCAACCTATTTCGTACATCCTGTAATTGTTCTAACGTAAACTTTTCTAAGGCAATCTTCTTGCCGAACTTTTTGGCAAGGCTTTCGTTTAAGCTCTTTGCTGTAATCGGTTTTGAAATTTCTCTAATATTCATTGTAACTCTTCCTATTGGATTCTCTCTTGTTATATACTATTTAGTCTTTTTAGTAAATTAATTGTTTAATCTTGTCTAGTGTACTCTGTTCTTGTGCTTTAGATATGTCATATCTGTGCGAAGTTACTTCTCTTTTTATATCACTTGTTGTTGTATTCATAGTATATTCATAAAAAACACAGTCACTTGCGTGTTTTTCAACAAAATGATCGAGGTCTAATATCTTTTCAATTGTTTGGTTTTTGTTTAATCTTTTGGCAATTGCCAAAGCTGCCGCTTTGGTAAATGTAGTTGCCACAACAGTATTTGTTCTATAACATTTAATAGAATATTCGCCTCTAGCATATTTAATACTATAAGATCCTATATTAATTCTATTTCCCTTTTTAACTGGAAAGAGAACTGTATCGATGTTAGAGTCTACAAACTCTTTTAAGGTTTCAGCAGCGTTAGTCATTTTTCCTTACCATATAGGTTTTATTGTAAAGTACTTTACTTACCAAACTTTTTCTAATAAGGTTCTCGATAACGAAACGCTCACGTTCTGTGTATGCTTCCATAGGTCGAACACCTTCCATACGTTCTAATACAACTTCTTCTTCGTTAGTTGTAAATATTTTAAAATCTTTTAGAACGTCATCTATTTTCATTTGATTGCTGCCAGCTGCTTTTTCATTGCTGTAATTTGTTCTTGTTGTGCTTTAACTTGTTCTTCTGCACTTTTAATCTGTTGTGATAGGATTGCTCGCTGCTTTTGTGCAGACTGTGCTTGCATCTGCTGTGCTTTCGCCATATCAGGTGCTTGCGGTGTAGGATTAGGAGATGGATCTGCTCCTGGTTGTTGCTGTCCTGGCTGAGCACCCATTGTAGGTGCGTTCGGTTGTCCTGGTTCTGCTTCTAGTAGATCAGTTATTTTCATCTTGCTTTCCTTCTGCGTGGCTTGTTAAGATTTGCTAATCTTCTCGACGCATTATCTGTACGTTTAGTTTTCTGTGCCATATAACGTCCGTGTCCGCCCATCTTTTGTTTATTTTTCTGTAGTGTGATTCTGCTTTTTACTTTGATCGGAGCATTGCAGGCTGCTGGACTTGCACGAACTTGTCCTTTACGTGGCCCACTTGTACAACGATATTTGCGTGTAACTTTACTGCTTTGTTTCTTCCACGCAACTGTTGATCCTGCTTCTACTATATCAACTACTTGCATTATCTTCTACGTCCTGCTTTATTTAATGCTTGTACTCTACGACTTACTGGATTGATACGCTTGGTTCGTTTAGCCTTACGTGCCATTTTGCTTCCCAACCTAGCCTTTGTGCGTTTCATTGTGATTCGTGCTTTTAGATTTGGAGCAGCAAAACACTGGGCCATCTTTGCAACAATGCGTCCTTTTCGAGGACCCGCACTGCATCTAAACTTGCGCACTGCATTCTTTCCAGAACGTGCCCAAATCTGCTTCTCATCTATTTGGTCATTAAAAAACTCACGTAGTAACATATAGTTATTTATCGTGAGTGGGGGTCTATTGCATTAAAATTACAACGATAGTTGATAGCAATCCTGCTACTATTGTTCCAGCAGCACCAATTAGTACTTTAATCATTGATGCATTTCCTGCTTGGATGTCTTTATGCATACTATCTACTTTGTCTTCAATTTTTGTGAGGCGACCTTCTAAGACTTCATAACGCTGAGCGCATAAGTCTACGTGTGCTTCTAAATTTTCTTTTTCTAGTGATGTGGTCGACACATTATTCTCCGTTTTATCTCTCTGAGACATTAATTAAAGTAAACTCGCAGTTGGCCTTTGTTGGATTTTTGAATGTGCCTGTAAATGTATTGTACTTTTATTTATCATCTAGTGTGAAAAATATGTTACATTTTTTCGGATTTTTCGTTAAAAATGCGTGTACTCCATTAGCAAATGTTTCAGTTAAATCTGAAATATAAGGAACTAAATCAAAGTCATCTTTAAGTAAATCTACTGTTGTTGAGCCGTCTGGTAATTCAAATTTAAATATCCAGTATCGTTGTTTACCTTTGTAATCTGTACCAAAGTCCAAGTCCTTGATAGACTCTTCTTTTATTTCTACTCCAGCTGGTTCTGGATTTGCTCTTAATCCAATTACTTGAATTAACGTATCCCAATTGGTTTGTTGCCCTACAGCAATTTTGTTAGGGCCTTTTCGTTCACCTGTCTCTGTGATATCTACTAGGGTATACAAATTAATCTTCATATCTATATTTAACCGCCATAAAAAAAGCACCACTGTAAAAGTGGTGCTTTAGTGTGACGCCTTCCGTTGTCACGGTTCCTAAGGTAGTAAGGAATATTTACGCTGGGTTTTGGTCGAACGTAGCTACTAGTGAAATACCAGATACTGCTTCCGCTCCGCCGTCGCCTTGAGCAATAACGTGCTCGCCGTCACCTGTGCCTTCAACACCTGCAATAGTCATATTGTAAGTTGTTGTCATAGCTGTGATAGCTGCCGCTGTTGTGATTGTGCCTGTTGCGATTGCATAGACGTATGTTTTTGGTCCTAGACCGTTACCTGCAACTACTGCTGCATTTGGGTTTGATACTGATGCCATTTTATTTCTCCTATATCTAATGACTTAACCTGCTTACTCTAGCAGGGTCAACATTATTGTTGACTGTGTTTTACATTAGTATTTAGTCGATTTACAAAAAAATACGAGTTATTAACGTTTTTTAATGGTTTTGTGAACTGATTTTAGTCTTTGGATTGCACCCGGGCCTGCTTCAACAAAGTCATCAATCATATCAAATATAGGCTGATATGCTTTGACAAACTGTGGAGGTATGCCTTTACCTTGTTCGGCAAGTTCGGCTGCTCTAATGGCTTTCATTGCTTGACTTATGCCTACGAGATAACCGTATAGAGCTACGTTCTTTTCTCTGTTCAAACGATCTAAACGTCTTGCTCTAATATCTGCCCAAGCATCTTCACCTAGATGTTTTTCAACTAGGTCTTCCTCGTACATATCTCTAATGAATTCCATTTTTGGCATAGTTTACCCTAAGTATCTTTTAACAAATAGTTGCGGAATCTTGTGATAGTCTTTGATATCAAAGAAATCAGCAGCAGTGTTTCCGTCCTGCATATCTTTAATAAACTTTGTACGGACCATTGGCTTAACTTTTTCTGTTGTCATTAGCATACGAATAATTCTTGCTTGGTTTGCCGAAACTTTAAATTCTTTTCCGTCGTCAGTTTTTACTTTGTCTAACGGGTTAGGATTGCCTTGACTGTCTAGTATTTTGCCAAGTTGCTCATACATTGACGGTTGCTTGAATCCAGGCTCTGTATCATCAGCAGCCGACATATCAAAGTCGTCCCAGTTATCATCTTCAAATTTGTTAAGATGATCTTCAAATTCTTTTAGGTATTTGTTCATTTATCTCTCCACAGCTCTATTGGCTTTTGTAAAATATTCCCTAGGTACAAGTTTGATGTCGCCTTCTGGATGTGCTAGTACATACCCTTCGCCGCCTTCGCCGTGACCTGGAATTGATTGTTTAACAGTTTGATCGTGCATATCAAACTGTGCAATGATGTCATCTTTGACTTTCATTATCGCACTAACAGTTTGCCACATTGTAGCAAATGCCTGTGCGTGTTGTTTTACGTATTCAAGTATCTTTGCTTTCTTACGATCACTTACTTGTTTACGCTGTTCTAACCACTGTGCAAAATCTGCACCGAGATTATCAAGACTTGAATCTACTTTTGAATTTACATAAGCATATAATATCTTAGGAAAGTCTGTCATTTGCTTTGCTTTTAATTCTTGTGGATTTAGTAGTTCGTCTAAGCCAGCACTATTTCTTTTAATGATAGCTTCTAATTGATTTATTTCTTCGTTAGGAATGTCTGCAGGACGCTCTACACTAATTGGAGGTACAACTAATACTTCTTTACCTTGGAAAATGTCTGTGCTTTGTAATGGTCCTTCATTACCTTCTGCATCTACTTGTCTATGAATGACAACACCTGTCTTTGAAGCACCGATCTTTTTGCCTAAGTCTGATTGTGTTGACACAGAATATTTTACAATGTTTGGTTTAAAAACATAATTTCCGTTTTCTATGTCAGGCTTATTAAAATATAACAAGTCGCCTTTAAAAAATCCTCTATAATCTTTCGGTACTGCTTTTTCATACTCATCAAATATGTCTTTCATATTAGCTGCAAACCTTTTATAGTCAGCTGCTTTACCTGCATCTGGATTCTTTGCTCCAGGACGATTCATTAGCATTGCTTGGAGGTTGTCTGCTGAGGTTGCTTTTCCGTCGTATCCTTTTGCTGTGAAGCCGCTTTTGTCTGTAAGTACAAACTCTCCATTTTCATTGCGGCCAAAAATGATTGCGGGAGATCCATCCCATTTGACTGTGACATCTTTATGTGATTCTCCTTCTAGATTGCGAAGTGCTTGTACTACTCGCATAGCACCTTGACTACCTTGTAAAAACACTAGGTCTTCTGCGTGATCAATACGAGCTGCTTCTGTTAAAACTTGTTTCTTAAATTCAATATTTCTAAATTCTAAAAATCTCATCTCGGTAACAACTCCTTAATCCTGTTAAGTTGTTTGTCTGCTAGACTTTCTTGTACTCTATCTTTAAGATCATCTGGAATACCAATATCTTTTACTTGTCCATTTTTAACAAAGCCAGTTAAAATGTTGTCTACCATATCCTGTGGATAGTTTTGTTCAATTGCTTTCTTAAGACTTTCGTATGAGTTTAAGTCTTTTGGTCCATCTAACTTTAATGCCTTTGCAATAGCTGACGCATCTTTTAATGGCTGTCCTAAAATTTCGTTTTTATTTTTCTTTGTAAATCCTGTGCCTGCTTTGTTTGGAACCGGGGTACGTCTGATACGTACTAAACCATCTGCAGGGCTCCACATCCAACGCTCGCTTTCAACAGGGCGGCCGTCATCAATCTTATCTTCTGAGTCTTTACGATCAAGCACTGCGGCAATCGTTGCAATCATAATATTACGAAACACACCTTTGTATTTGCTTTCTGTCTCAGCCGGTGAATGATAATATGTTTTCATCCATCCTGGATCACCTGGCATAAAGTCTACTTGTACAAATCCTGTGCGTGGCTTTAGTGTTTGTTTGCTTTGATCAAAATTTACAATTTTAACCTTTGTCATAATTACAGAGCTTTTAGCAAGATCTAATACTTCTGGGGTTGCTTCTAATTTCTTAACAAGCTCGGGGATCTCTTCTGGTCCTACTTGTACTGCAATATCAATATCGCCTGAAAATTGCTTCTTTCCAACGCTGCCTAAAACATTGTCTTTTAAATCAATCTTTAAAACTTTTTCTAATGCATCAAGTGTAGGTTCGATCTCATCAATGTGAATTGGCCCTACCCCGGGCATTGATCCGCCTTCATTAAGAATCATCGTGTTTCTTGCTCTCTATTATTTTTGTAATGCCACGTTTGAATTTACGTGGATCACCACTTTTAATACTATTTAAGAAACGTCTTTCTAGCTCACCAGCAGTTTCTGCATCATAGGTATTACCAATACGTCCAAGCAAATTGATTGCACTTTCAATAATATTGTTAGCACGAGCTTCAATTTGATGGTCGTTAGTGTGTTCTCTACCTAACGCATTTAATTCTTCAAGTATACTTCTAGTATGTTTCTTCATAGTTATATGCTCCGTATTGTATTTAGCGCAGTTAAACTATAAATACTAGCACAAATGGGGCAACACATCGGAGGGTATAATGAGTATTTCAAAGTTATCGTTTCCTGACAGGTCTTTATTGTTTGCAAAGTTAGCAAGTATTGCTTACAATAATAACATCACGGAAGTAAAAAAGCAAGTAAAACGATTAGGCTTCACAACAGTAGAGTTCTACAACAAAGAAGGCGCCCAAGCATATCGTTTTATGAATAAAGAAGATTTAGTTATCGCTTGTCGAGGAACACAACCGAGCGAGTTTAACGACATTGCTGCTGATCTAAAGGCAGCACCAGTAGTATCAGAAACAGTTAGCAGAGTGCATAGAGGATTTAAAGCAGAAGTAGATGAACTATGGCCAATGGTACTGGAAGATCTACAGCGTAAAGCAAATGAAAAGAAAAAGATTTGGTTCTGTGGACACAGTCTAGGAGCAGCAATGGCAACTATTATGGCAAGCCGCTGTTACTACTGCTCAGACATTAAAGATGCTGAAGAATTATATACATACGGATCACCTAGAGCAGGTTGGAAAGGTTATGTAGATACAATGCAAACTAAACATCATCGTTGGGTAAACAACAATGACATTGTTACAACTGTTCCGCCTTGGTTTATTGGATACAAACACGACGGTGAAGAACACTATCTAAACTGTTATGGTAATGTTCGCAAGATGACTGCGTGGCAGCGTTTCAAAGATAAATGGCGTGGCTTCTGGATGGGATTAAAGCAAGGTAAGATAGATAACTTCTCAGACCATTCAATGACTAACTACATTAACTATTTAGAAATGTATGCTTCAGGAAAAGAAAACAGTCAATCCTAACTAGGGAACAAACTACTTACACTTTCCTCGTTGCTTACACGCCTAATAGCTTCCCCAAAGAGTGTGCCGACTGAAACTTGGCGCACTTTTTTTACGTTCTTAGGACACTTATAAGCAATGCTATCTGTAACTACTAGCTCGTCTAAAACACTCTTTTCAACTCGTTGACAAGCTTCGCCAGAAAGTACACCGTGTGTAATATATGCACGAACTGACAGAGCTCCTGCATCCATAATTGCCCTGGCAGCATTACAAAGTGTGCCGCCGCTATCAACGATATCATCAACAAGAATAGCGTGTTTGTCTTTTACATCACCGATAAGATTCATTACTTCTGATTTACCTGCTTCAGGACGCATCTTGTCTACAATAGCAATATCGCCGTGGAACATATCTGCAAACTTTCTGGCACGAACAACTCCGCCTGCGTCCGGAGAAACAAATACAGTTTTTGCTTGTTCTACCTCTGGGTCATCAATAATACCTATTGAACGTTTAATGTCCTTGGCGAACACTACACGACTTGTTAGATCATCTACTGGAATGTCAAAGAAACCTTGTATCTGTCCTGCGTGAAGATCCATTGTTAAGATTCTATCTGCTCCTGCTTTTGTAATAAGGTTAGCAACTAGTTTAGCAGTGATAGGTGTACGTGAAGCACTTTTACGATCTTGTCGTGCATAACCAAAATAAGGAATAACTGCTGTAATACGTTTAGCTGAGCTACGTTTAGCAGCATCAATCATAATCATAAGTTCCATTAAACTATCATTTACTGGCGTCGATGTAGGTTGTACAATAAAAACATCTTCGCCACGTACATTTTCTAAAAACTCTACACTAGATTCTCCATCTGCGAATGTAGAAACTTTAGCCGGAACTAGAGTTGCAAAACAATGTTCTGCTATACTCTCTGCCAATTGCGGGTTAGCATTTCCTGTTATGATTTTCATTTTCAATTTTAGTCCTTTCCCTTTCGGATTGAATTATTGTAGTTGATTGCTTCTTCTAGTAGAGTTAGCCTAGTGTTGTTACGTTGTGCTGATCTAATGATAGCACTTACGTCTTTAGGTAGACAGTGTCCACCAAATCCTCTTTCGCTGTTAACAGTGCTGTGACTGCTGCCTATGCGTTGGTCTTCTATAATAGTTTTGATCACTGCATCTGCATTTAGATTGTAAACTTGGCAGTAATCAAAAACTTGATTGAAAAAACTAACCTTAAGTGCTAAAAAACTATTCCTCATTGCTTTGGCAGCAACAAGGTCTGCTGGATTTTCTATAGTGATAGTTGGTTTGTCTAAAACTTGTAGGAACAAGTCACTCCAAAAATTTGTGCAATTACCGCCTAGATAGACTTGCTTTGTTCTGGCATCTTCTTGCCAGTGTGCTGCTCTTAAAAATTCTGGGGAGAAACAAATTTGTTTGTTCGGAAACGTATCTGCTAACATTTCCCAACCTTCAACACTAATTGTACTTTTAATTAGTATAGGTACATCCGGTGCTTGTTCAATAACTTGGTACACATTTGTCATTTCACAACTGCCGTCTCGTCGAGGCGGAGTGCTAACACAGATAATCACAGCATCTACATTTAGCCAATCGTTTTCGTATCCTAGATAAGGATCATAGATAGCAGTTTCGTGATAGTGTTTAAAAACTAATTCTTGTGCTTTACCTACATATCCGTAACCAGCAATTAAAATTTTCATTTTTTACCTAAGGCCTTAAGAAGTTTATTCTGTTCTCTTTTTTTAATAAAATCGTTTTCATCTGCATAAGTTGACATCTTTTCTAGTTCATCCTCTACAAACCAAAGAATCTCATAAAGGTCTTGTTTACAACCCCAAGTAACGAATCCGTCCATTTTAGGGTCAGAGCCTGCCCAAGTGATCTTTCTAATTTCATTACAAATTGTTGCCTTGTTCCAATCTTTAATCATATACACTATATAACAGTTTTGTTACAATGTCAACCAGTAAATTGGCAAACGAAAGAGTTGGCACACCTATGCAAAATTAGCATAACAGTCTTTACAAAAAAGCGGTAGACTTTTTTATTATACGATAGTATAGTATGATAAATAGTTGGGAATAGTACAGTGATACTGCACTATTTCTTCCCCAAGCGTCTTCAGCTTACAAAAAATGAAGGGCATTTCCTATGCCATACAAAGGTAGCGCCGGGAGAGACCGGGGTACGTGACAGACCTTATTCGCCACACACACATATAGACAAAGGAGACTGTAGCAATGACTACACTAATAAACACGGCCAGTTTGATTGGTCTGCCATCTTTCGCGGGATGGTTAAAGAAACAATACGCGAAATACCAACATCACAAACAAGTACAAATCACTATCAAAGA